GATTCTCAAGCGCTGCATAGGCCACGATTTGAGCATAGGCGGCAGGCACCAGGGGTACGTCTTGGTCTTCCTGCATGCGGGTGGGTGCCACCACCATGCGCACATTGAGGTCTTGGTCTGCACTCGGATGGGGGTACAGCTCAAGCGCCTGGTACACAGCAGACTGATTGTACTGGTAGCGCACGGCCTCACTGTGGAAGGCCTGCCCTTCGAGGTGGCTGAGGGCAAGGTTGCTGGCAATGGTCACACCGCCTGTGGGCGGGATGGTGTCCACCCCAGACAAGGACCGGACGCGCACCGGGGCCAGAATGCCTGCCTCAGGACAGGTGAAGTAGTACCGACGATACAGCCCCGTGGTGTTGGGGATTGTCTCGGGGGTAAACTCGAGCGTCTGGGTGTCGGTCAAGCTGAAGGTGGCCACCTTGCTCAGGGCAGACTCAAAGCCGCTGCTGACTGCATCCCTGTAGGTGGGGTAGTTTTGGGCATTCGGCCCCAGCACATTGACCATATACACATTGATGGTGCGGGCGCCCTGCCCCACTGCTGCAACTGTGGCCACACCTCGAGGGGCCTGAGGAGCTGCTACCCGTCTGCCCTCACTGGGCAGGTATGCCTCGATGGTACCCAGCAGGCTCGGGTCAAGGTTGGCGTCTTCCCGTTCCCACTTGCTGAGAAACAGGGCTTTGGCAGGGATGGTGCCCACATGAGGGTCACCCACATTCTGAAGGGTCATGCAGTCACTGGGTAGGTAGACCTCCCTGCGCTGCATTGTGGCTGTGTAGGTGCCTGATGCCCCCTCATACAACCGGTCAAGGTACAGGGTGGTGGCGTTCTCCACCCATCGCACATGGTGGATGTGCTCCACCCCTGCGCTGTCTGTGAAGGTCAGCTGTGCCCCATCGAGGGTGCTGCCCGGCTTGACTGTGGTGCCAAAGCTCAGGCCTGTTCCTGTGGCATCTGCTGCGTTCAGTGTGAAGGTCAGGCTGAGGGTGGTGTCTGTCCACACCTGCAGCTTCCGGTCACTGCTTGCAAAGGACCAAGGCCTGTCTGTGAGACACCTGGTCTGTGCATCATTGAGCAGGCTGACCAACTGCTCTCGATACGTTGGGTTGCTCGGGTCATAGTCGAGGAGATTGCCGACAAAGTCCAGAAGGTCACCCAGATTCATGGCAATACCTCACAGGGGAAAGCCCCAGCCCCTGAGCAGGAGGGACTGGGGCAGGGCAGGGTGGGCGAGAGGACAGCAAGCCCAGCACCTGCCCCGGGGGGGGTCTCAGAATCGCTTGAGGATGTGGATGGCGACCTTGTTGGCGGTCGTCGCACCCTTGGCCTCGAGCGCCACAGCAAACAGGCCGGCAGTATCGGCAGCAGCTGCAGTCTCCACCTCACCCGCTGCAGTGGAAGCAGCAGACAGGGCGGCACCCGTCAGGATGGTGCCGTTGGTGCAGTTGACGTCTGCAGCGTAGCCACTGACCACAACCCGCACCTGCTCACCTGCACCGGCTGCAGCATTGAGCGCCACGCCGATGGCAAGCGGGTTGCCGGTTCCAACGTTGGCAGCCTGCTTGATGTACAGGACGCGGTCTGCGCCGGTCTTGGTGTTGTCAAGCCCGACCACATCACCGGCCACAATCGCAGCACTGGAGATGAAGGTCTCCACCTGCCGACGGTTGGAGGTGTCGCCTGCAATGGAGGTGGGGCTGGTGATGCCGTCACCCAGAAACTGAACGAGGGTAGAAGTAGCCATATTTCTCAAGCCTCCGCATCGAGGAGGACACCATGCGAAGCAAGGTGACCGGTGACGAGCTGCATACGGCAAAAGACCATTGCAGCCTCAGTGGCAGTACCAGGCACGGGCATCATGTCCGAGACCTCAAAGAAGCCATCGGTGTCAGCGTACAGCTGGAAGTTGCTGCTGCTCAGCACATAGGCGCTGACCGGCTTGGCAGGGTTCTGCGCCGTGAAGCCAAGGTTGGGCTCGACGTAGATTTTCGCGCCGCGCCACATGGCAACCATGTCACGGTCAAGCGTCTCACGGTCGCCTGCGCTGACATAGTTGACATACGACTGCTGCTGCTTCTGGAAGGCAGCGAAGCACTTTGGCGACATGAAGATGATGTCGGGGAACTCACCGGAGGGGTTCCGAATCTGGCAGTCAATCATCAACTGGTCAAGGTGCGACAGGTCGAAGTTGGCAGCAGAATCGAAGAAGTTGTTGAACCAGTTTTGTGCTTGGTAGGTGGCCTTGGAAAGACCGCCCACACTGTTCTGCTGGCTTGCAGCTGCAACACCCTCGAGCCAACCGGTGCCGGCTGCAGTGGTCATGCCGTTCAGGGTCTGCAGGGAGGTGAGGGTAGAGCTGTTGCCCACCATAACCTGCTTACTGACCTCTTTCTTAAGGCCGAGCATAACATTCTTCATCTTAGACTCGAGAATGTTTACTACAGCAAGGTCACCCTTGTTAGCAGCCTTTTCCACAGCGCTTAGAATAATAGGCTGGGTAAAGTTACTATATTCGAACTTAGCGCTGTTAAAGGGGTCGGTAACGGCCATAGAAACGGGTTCGAACCCATTAGAGAGCTCGGTGATAGAGCTGTGCTCTCCGAAAATTACCGGTTGCTCCACTCGCAGGCCACCACTGACCTTGACGAGGTTGCCGGCGGACTCGATGGCGCGAAAGAGGGGATGGGACAGGAAGCTGTTGTCGATAAGCTTATCGCGCAACAGCTGCAGCGTAGTGCTGATAACTGACTGGGGTGCCACGGTAGGCCTCCACTGTGGATTGATTGCTTGCGGTATAGGGGCGTGCAGTGGTCACCACTGTGCCGATAGCGCAAGCCTCCACAGTGGGGTGGGCTCACATGAGGCGACTATAGCACGCTGTCACTTGCGGTGCATAGCCTGAGCGATGGCCAGAATATCTGCAGCACTTGCACGCTTCAGGTCACCTGCTGTGGGCCTGCCTTGAGCGCCTGCCCTGCGAGGGGTGCCCGTGGCTGTGAGGGCTGCCTGTTTGGCTGCCCGCCTCTTTGCCCGTCTGCTTTCCTGCTGCTCAGCCTGCTGCTGCTTGGCTCGCTTGCCTCGAGCTGCCCAGTAGGCTGTCTCGAGGTCAAGCCCCTCGTTCTCCTCGAGGAGGTGCTGCACCTCTGAGCGCAGGCCTGTGTCACTCTCAAAGTCCGGGTGCTGCTGCAGGAACGTCCGGTAGTTGTCCTGCGCCTGCTGCTGTTCGTACTCAGCCTGCATGGGCTCGAGCACTTGCTGCAGACGTTTGGTGACCTCAGCCTCAATGCGTGCCTGAATGCTCGCCTCATTGAACGGGTCGTACTCAGGAATCTCATCGGGTGCCTGCAGGGCCTGCTTGCCCTTCATCAGGGCTTCACGCTCTGCAAGGAAGTCCTTGCGCTGCTCTGCGAGCTCCTGCGTCTTGCGGGTGTAGTCCGCTTGCATGCTGCGCATCAGCTTGGCGATGTCTGGGGGCACAGACTTGACTGCCTGCTCCCAGCTCAGGCCTCGCTTCTTTGGCTCCTCACCTTCTGCCTGCTCCTCGATTTCCACCTCTGGCCCATCTTCTGCCATGGCATCCACCATGGCCTGCACCTCGGTAGATGGCTCAGGGGCTGCAGGCTCGGGCGCTACCGGTGTCTCAGGGTGGGCTGCTTGCACCTCGGCAAGCACCTGCTCAGCTACTGACTCATGCATGTTGTCCTCTCATTGCTTGAGCTTGATGGGTTGCCCCACTTGTCTGTACCAAGAGGGGTTCCAGCCTGGGGCAGTCACAAACTCCACAGGCCTGCCCAAGAAGGTGGTGCCAAGCTCGAGCACACTCACCCCTTGGATGCGATTGACAAGGAAGGTACGCCACCCCGGTAGGCCGCCTGTGGCTGTGGCGGACTGGGGGTCAACATAGAGGTGCAGATAGGTGCGCCCGTTGGCTCCCTTCCAGATGGCATGCGGGTTGCCCACACGCTGCCCCAGTGCACCTGGTGTCCCTTCTGGCTGCCACTTGTCCTTGTAAAAGAAGGTGACCGGCTGCTTGCGCTCGATGGCCTGCACAAGGTTGCCCATGACCCCACCCTCATAGGAGCGGTAGTAGGCCTGCGCCCGAGTGGCAGGCACTACGGATTTGGGGCGCTGCCCGAACCCGAACAGCTGCGCCAGTCTCAGCCTGATGCTTGTGAAGGCCATGGGGTGCCCCTATCGGCGCATGCGTTTGGCAAAGTCAAACTCTTCCTCTTCCTCTTCCTCCACCTCTCCATCAGGCTTCATGATGGTTTCCTCAGTGACCTCTTCTGGCTCGGCAGGGGCATCAAGGAACTCAGCAAAGCCTTTGTCTTTGCTCAGCTGCAGAAGCGCTGCAGTGATGGCAGTGAGCTCGGCATCACCCTTGATGTCTGACAGTTCCACGGGGAACGGCTTGCCGTAGTCTTCTGCCGCTGCTCCCATCATGGCCAGAAAGCGTGCAACGTCTGCATCCATGGCCTCCACAGGCCCGCTGTAGCTCTCGGGTGTGAGGTCCAGCCCCATCACCTTACCTGCTGCTGCAATCGCCTTGGTGAGGGCGCTGTAGACCTTTGCCGAGTAGGGGCGCTCAGGCCGGGGCACCAGGTCTGCCATCTCTTCACCGATGAGCATGTCCTGCTCTTCTGCGATGGCTGCCAGGTCTGCAGGCATTCCCTGTGGGGCTTCTGTGGCGATGACAAGGGGCATGGGTCACAATCCTTCTGGGGGCATGCCCCCTGGTGGGGGAGGGGTAGGGGCTGCAGCAGGCTGGGCCTGCTCGAGGGGCTGGGGCTGTGCCTGTGCAAAGCTCTCGGGCAACTGGTAGGTGCGCACAATCTCAGCAAGCACCTGGGAGGGGTCGGCACCGAGCTGCACCAGGAGAGGGGTCAAGCGCTCAAGGGCCTGCTGCTTTGTCAGGTCACTCATGGGGGTAGTGCCTGCATCAACTGCCCAATAGCTGAAGTCACCGGTGAGGTCATCGGCACTGAGGATGGTGGGGCCGACTGGGTTGGGCAGGCTCAGGGGCTCGGCATCATCCCCCAGCACCACACTGAGCATGATGTTGTAGGTCTTGGCAATCGAGGTGATGACTGCATCACGGGTGCGCGCCATCCGGCCCACCTCGCTCGAGGTGTAGGCCGCAAGCAGCTGCTGCTCTGTGGCGGTCGACTTGGTTACCTCTCCACGGGTGAAGGGTGCCAAGAGCCCAGCCTGCTCAATGTCGGCCTGCACTGTCTGGCTGTAGAGCGTGATGTCTGCAGGAATGGGCGCCTGTGGAACGGGCATCATGTTGCCCTCGAGGGGGGCACCTGGTTGCAGGTCCACCTCGATAAACTCCCCATCCATGCCCTGTGAAATCTTCGCAGCGCCATCCTCAGACAGGAAGCCTGCCCGCACCATCCACTGCCGAGCCATGCGCCGCACACCCTGCGCTTGGTAGGTGCGCATGACGTTGAGCTCTCGGAACTGGTCAAGGCTGCGCCGGATGAGGGAGTAGCCGCGCAGGGGGGTGTCAGGGTCGCGCGAGAAGTAGAGGGGGATGATGGGCACCACGGGCCTGCCGTTGGCAGACTTGTATGGGATGCCTGTGGTCTCGTGCTCGGTCTCGATGTCAGGGCGCTCAGTGTCTGCCGCTGCATCCTCGTCAAGCGCACCTACCTGCACCTTGACCCCCTCGAAGAGATGGGCCTGCCCATTCTCGTAGTCAGGCGACCACACCACCAGGGCATCCCCAAGCAGGTCATACAGCTCTACGACCCTCACCCACTGTTCCTCTGGTGGTGTCTGGGTGGGGTCACCCAGCCCAAGCATCTGGTCTTTGCCTGCGATGCCAGTAGACTCAATCCACTTGCTGTAGGCTCGGCTACGGAACTGGTCAGGGGTCTTGCTGTAGCGCTCGCAGGCCTCGAGCAAGGGCATCAGGTAAACATGCCCCACGTAGCGCTGCTGCTCCCAGCTCGTAGCGGTAGCGTCTACGATGACTTCCCAGGGGGGCAGGGCTGCGCATGACACACGCTTGAGGGGGTCGGCGCTCAGCACCGGTGCCAGCTTCACAAAGCCACAGGGGTAGATGAGAGCCAGGCGCGTAGCATCCTCGAGCTGCTCCCGAACAGTGAGCAGGTAGGTGTTGGCTGTGGCTTCTGCTACCTCTGCGTTGCCCCTGCGCCTGATGTCCGGCTGCACTTCTACGCTGGGATTCTTCGCGTACAGGCTGCCCAGGTAGCTCTCGACGACTGCATAGGCCTTGGGCACCTCCGTGCGCAGGATGCCATCAAGGGTAGGCTGCTGCTGCTG